GAGTCAGTGGTTCTATATCTATTTGATCGACAGAACCATCAGGCATTATGTACATACCTTTCTTTCCATTTACCCATGCCTCTTTGGAATAGTCCAAAAGGCCTTGGAGTTCTCTTTGTTCAAAGTGAGAGAACTTCCGGAATAAATCTTCAGTAATGTGCGAAGATTGCACAATGCTTTGTTGTGATGTGGCTTTTCCTTCATAAGTTCCCATTTGGCCTTGGCGTTGTCTGGTCACTCCACTTAGTTTTTCCCACTCCAAAATGATAGATTCTAGCAAAGTTAAGTACTGAGAAATAGTCTTAATAGACATGTCAAGTACAGATTGATGCTGAGGAGATAGTGTAATTCCTTCTTTATTGTAATCTACCCAAGCAATACCCGTACCCTCTACAAAGTACATAAACTTATCCATGTCCCAGTTTTTAGGGATCATGTTAATATCAAACTGAGCAATGATATCTTTACTTCGTGCAATAGCCAACTCAAGACGATATTTATAAATATTGTAATTAAGTTGATATGGAATACCTTGACTTACTAACGAAATATTTTGAGAGTTAATATCAGAGTATTTACGTCCATTAATCGGAAGCTTACATTTAGAAGGATTATCCAAGCTTATTCTTTGATTTGGATAAGCACGTAGATTTATATAGAAATGTTTATCTATACGAGTGCCCTCCCAAACTTGGTTGGCCCACTCCCAATCTATTTTAGCTCCTGCTTCTCTTAACTCGGGAGTTAGTTTATATCCATCCTCCACATCGAACATCTCTGTAGACCCAGTGTTTGGATCAGTATAAGTTACAAATCCAATTCTTTTTCTAGACTTCCAGTAAACAGTTATTACTTCAATAAGTCTGTTTCTGTATATATTGTCATCAGAACCCGATGCTTCAGCCCTGTACAACAAGTAAGCTTCTGCTGCAGTTTGCTTTGGGTTTTCTAATTCTAAGATTTGTTCGTCAGTTAAGTCTGGACCAAAAGCATCAATAATCGTAGATGCATGTGCATACTTACGAATGATTGCCCAGTCAGCATCCTCTACAAAGTCAATATCCGGATCTTTATCGTAGTCGATATCCAATGGATTAATTACTTCATAGAACGGCTCATTTCTTCTAACTCCTTTGTGAGAGAAACATTCTCCAGCAACCAGGAAGTGGAACCACTGCTTTTGAAACTTATCATATATCTCATTGAAATACATGATGTAGTTAATAGATGCCTGCCCTTTGATTGCTCGAGCATCTACGTAAGATCTATTAAACTCTTCAGCAATCTGTTTAGGTAGCTGTATCTCTTCTTCTTTAACCTCCGTGTTTCCTTGTTGAGCTAGCTCGTTTACAAACTGAGCTCTTAGATTTGTAAGTATTAAAGATTTTAATGCCTCTTCTTTAATGCTTATAGAATCTTGATTTTGAACTGTTACAGTATACTCTAAAGGTCGTTTGGACTTTTCACCTAGCAGCAAATCTACTGTAGGTTTAATGATATTGTAATTTCGTAGTTTAGATGGAAAGTTCTTACGAGTCTTACCATATGGTTTAAGTACATAGTTGTAATCTTCTTCATCTACCATACCATTATAATAATCGTATAGAGTCTTTAGATAACTACGACGTTCACTTAGTCCAAATTTAGATAGATTTACAAATGCATCTAAACAGGATTTTCCCCAGCTCTCATTTTTTTGAGAGATAGGTATTCTTTGTTTTGGAATTGAGGCTTGTCCGAACATTACTACAAAATTACTTTTGTTTTTATCAAAGTGATAAAATTACACTAAAAATAGTCAATTTCTAAATACTTTTTACTATATGGCATAAATTATTTGTATATAGAGTCAAACCAGTCATTATTCGAGTTATCGGCCGTATTATATGCTAGCTGTTTAGAGTACATCTCTTTCATATGGTACATCCCTACCATTAAGGCCATTCCCCTATCGAAGTTACCTTTCTTATTAAACTTCATTAACTCTTGAAGTAAAGCAGGATCATAAATCTTCTGAAGGTTTAGAGTTATTACCCCATCTTCATCAGCACCTCTTCCACTTACTAGCCAGTCTCTTAAGTAAATCTCTCCCTGGTTCTTTCTGGCCTCAGTCATGTGCATTCCATACTGTCGATTAACTTTTTTACTTCTAAGTTCTTTCTTATCAAGCATTTCAAACTCTTCTTGAAGTAAATGTAGCTTTCTAAATCGTTTAGCATATGCAATAACTTCTCCTCGGTCATTCTCAAATCCGATCTTTCCATTATAGTACTCGGCCAACATAAATAAGTTTCTGTTGTACTCATCTTGAGATGCAGGTCTTCCTACATAGCTAGCAACAATTAGATCATCAGGTTGAGAAAGGTTATTTGGGAGCTTAAGTACATAAGTTGCCCCTAACGAAACTCCACTTATGGACTCACCGTGGGCATACGGGTCATGGCATAGTACATATAAATTCTTAGGGGTTACTCCATCATTATCTTTAAACGGAGGTTCGTAGATTACTACAGCTCCTGTTAAATCATCATCTTTTCTGTGAGGATATTTGTAGATAGGTCTTGCATCCCCACTAGGTTTAAAGTCTGGCTTACCAGAAGAGTTGTAGTACATCTCTCCTGCCACCCCAATTGTCTGTAAGTTATTAGAAATGACTCTATTGTACTGTTCTTTTAATGACGTAGTATCTAGAATATTTGCTGTAACTTGTAGTGTAGCTTCTTGAGGACTAAATGGATGCTCAGCTATGTACTGGTCAAATGCTTTTGGATCGTTACCTTTTCGTTTGTTTTCTCTTTGCTCTTCCTCAAACTCGATAGCTTTTTCAATCATGCTATTTCCCCACTCATCCATAAATCCGTCTAGATTTTGATAGATAGGAACAAAGTAACCACAGGTAGTTCCGTAGGCACCTGAGTCCCACTCATTTTCAAATCCTAAACAATTGTAAGCTTCTGGATGGTAGAACAATTCTTCTAGTCCTTCGAATCCATTCCCCTCTTCTCCCCCAGTTCCAAAAGCAATCATTGTTCCGAGTGTTTTAGAACCTTGCTTCATAGTAGGCATAGCTACCTCCCAAGCTTTCAATAGTCCTGAGAATGAACCGGCTTCTTCAAAAAAGATTAACTCACCTGCTTTACCACGGACTTTGTCTGGGTCATCTTTTAACGATACCCCAATTACTTGGCTCTTCATTCCTAATGCTACGTCAGCTCCGTTTACTTTCTTTTTGTAACCGGCTTGTCTATGCATCATCTGGTCAAGAAGTCTAGGTTGAGTCCATGCTGTATTATCATCTATGAATGATATAAAATCCCAAGTCTTAGATAAGATTCCATCTCCAATTAAGTACTGTTTATCAGATGCAAATACAAAGTTCTTAGAATTTCGAAGTAAGAAGTAATTTCTAGCCATCATAGAACCGGCTTTGTAAGAGAAACCTTTTCTTCGAGCTTTGAGAACTGTCATATGCTTGTTTTCTTTTCGACATCTATCTACAGCATTAAAGTATTCAAAGTCTCCGTCATAAAATGCTGGGAATGTTCTCTCTCGTTTAGCAATAATGGTCCCATCCTCTAATTCTTCATCTATTGCTCTATCGATTGGGCAATAATTCAAGTAAAAATAGTGGTATCCTGTAATTTTGATTCCGTTTGCCTCATACCCATTAAGACATCTTTTAACTTCTTCATCCCAAAAGTCAAAGTACTGCTTAGTTCCTGGGAGGGCCTCTGTGTAAAACCCAAATTTTATAAATAAAGATGCAGCAGGACTAAATAGATGAGTATCTACAAACTTAATTTTAGGGGTAACACTTTGCATGCTCATTAGCTGTTGTATTTAGTGCTTTGTACTCCACTTCTGTTTGGGGAATCTTTGGCTGCATCCTTAATGATTAGCTCTTCCAGTGTATTTAGACCTTCAACTACATCTCCAACGTTTTTAAGGTTAGCAACCAAGTCTTTTGCAGAGAATAATAGCTTACCATTATCATCAGTTGCAGTGAGATCTATTTCTTTAAAGTATTTTTCAAGTTTATGAACTGATATTCTTGCTGCTTTTAGCAATCGAATAGCATGAGTCTCAGATAACTCTTCATATTTTTTAATTGCTGCTTGAATTTTAGCATTAACCTTAACTTTAAGGTCTTCTTCGAGTTTAATCTTTCTTTCTCCATTTTCGTAAAAGGAATACGGGGATTTGTGGTCAGTGTAAAAGTACACAAAAGCTAGCTCTTTTGACGTTAAGGTTTCAAATTCTGGGATAGTCAAAATGTAAGCACTTGGAATAGCTACATTATTTGATATCGTTAGCAAGTCTTTCATTCTTAGCTGCTTTTAGTTGTGATTTGTTTTGGATATGCTTTACCCTTCCTTCTTTAACTGAGAACTTACCAAAATATGGTAATCTAATAGACTCAAAAGTTCCAATCTCCATTGTAGTTCCCACGTATTTAAACTGAAAGAACACTATTTCTTCGACTACTTTTAATGGAAGATTATACTTAGTAGCTAACTTCTGAATTATCTTTTTCTCAATCATAATTATGCTTTTGGCCAGTAATCTTCTGGGCATTTAGACGTTTTCCAGGCTGCTTTCTTCTTTACAAAACACCCACACTTACCACACTGCATTGTTTTTTCAATTAAGAATTGACAATTCAAGCATGTGTTAAGTCGTGCCTCATATTCAGGTTCTTCAACTACTGGAAACCCAGCTTCTGCAAATTCAATTGCGGCCTTAGTAAAGTTTTTAACCATCTTAGCTAAAGAAGGTTTTTTAGAACTTTTAAACGTTTTCAATTTCTGGTCCTTCATCGTTTATAAATGATATGTTTTTAACTACTCCTCTTGGACTTTGGATTACCATTAGTATCCCCATTGGAAGATAGTAATATGTAATTACATTATGCATTCTGAGGAATTATTTCTATGGTAACTGGCTCTTTAGTTAGAAGTTTTGACAACTCATAACCGTTATTAGTTATTACAATAGCTTTTTTATCCTTAAGTCTTTTAACGTAATTGTTTAAAGTATTAAAGTCCTTAATTTTTAGCAGTTCAGCTACCTTTTGTTTGTTCATAGCTGAGCACAGATTTACTGTCTCTCTATTATCAATGAGAGCAGCTAGAACTTGTAGTTCTGTATCTGTTAACTCTAAAATTCCGTTGAAAACTTGTAGAAATTTTAGTGTTGAGTTTGGTGTTATCTTAATTTTCCTCATGGTGTGTTAGTAGTTCTATTTTTGCTCTGTTATCTACTATCCAGATTTTACATGTCTTAGAGTGACTATTAAACTCATCTATATGCTGTTGAGTTCCAGGACGAGTTGCCATAAAAGATAAGAACACCTCGAGCTCTTTTGTAGCTCGAAGTGTTTCTTCTTTTTCTTTACGACCTATCTCAGCCTGAACTTTGAGTAGTTCATAGTTTTCTAAGGAAAGTGTTACTGTTCCTTCCATGGTAAAATTATAGTATCCCTACAATTCCGTACTGAGTGAACAATGCATAGTCCTTATCATAAATATTTATGATAGTGTACGTTGCTTCTGGATAGATTACTACTGTATCTCCAGCTTTACAACCGGCATCTGGGCCAGCTGCTAAAACTACGGGATTAGCAATTTTAGTTCTTGACTTAGCAACATGTTCAGGTAAGATGATACCTGCATCTGTAGTCTCTTGAACTTTTGGGAGATCCGTGATAATAAAGTCACGAAGTGGTTTGAAATTAAACTCTGACATAAACGTTGTATTTGGTTTACAGCAAAGTTATAACAAACTTGTTTATATAAGCAAGTTTATTACACTAAATTTTAAAAAATAGTAAATAGGCTTGATAAAGAGCTGCGGTACCTATGACAATAGTAGTAGTTTTAAACACTACTACTTTAAACTTTAAACTTTGATTATTATCTCTCAACGTCTTATTTGATGCCTCAGATTCAGTGAAGAGTTTTCGATAATGCTCCATATTAGTAGTGGCATAAATAGCTTGAGTTTCTGCAGCTTTTAAATCTCGTTCTAACTTTATATTTTTAGCTATCACATCGTTAACTCTTTCTTCTAGAGCCTGATTGACCCAATACATAGATACAGCATCTTGACGATATTGCTCTTTCCACAAAAGTTTTTCTAAAGTAATCTGCTCTTGAAACTCATTAAGAAATACTCCACTTTCTTTTTGATAGACTATTCTTTTAGGGATACCTATCGTATCTATTACAGAGGAAATAAAGATAGGTCTGTGCTTATCAAAGAATGCTGCTAAAGAATCCTCAGAAGGGGAATGTATCTTTAACTGCCCAGGAGTTGATCCACATGCTATCTCTGGTAGCATCACTAGCAGTAGCAACACGTTTAATGTCACTACTAGTTTTTTTACGTGATTTTTCATTTTGTAAAAGTATGTAATTAATTCTTGCCTGTCTCAAACTGTCTCTATATCTAAAAGCAATTTCCTCTCTACTTCTAATAGCCTGCCTAACCATGATGCTATCTTTAACGGCTTTTGCATTGTCAAAATCTATCTGTTCTTGCAAGTCTCTTTTAGCATTAACTCCTACTTCATAGAGTACTACTGACACTATTAGCAAAATGATAATTACAATCCAATGCAAGTTTTTAATTAGTCTATCCATGATGTTATCGAGTATAATGTTTTTAACGGTCTAAAGGTAAGGTAAACTCCGTCACCCTCATTTGAGTTTCCTCTGTTTGTATTCCCCTCATAATTAACAGTCATGTTTTCTGACTGCATATGATCAAAGAATCCAGTGTGTCCTATCCTCCCTTTACTAGGATAATATATGGTAATTACATCAGCTTGTTGTGCCGGCTTTTTAAATTTACCATTAAAGTAAACTATGTTCTTTTTGTTATGAGCTGTTGGTGACCAAGCTGTAATAGTATTTGGAATATTACACTGAATTAAACACCAGTGTACAAAGGCAGCACACCAAGCATATCCTTTTCCAAGACCTACTGATTTAAGGTATTTCTCTACATCCTTACCATCATTATTGCCGGTTTTTTCTTTTACTCCTAACTGAGATTTATAGATAGCAGCAACTTCAGCTCTAGTATCAATAAGCTGAGGCTCTTCTATTTCTGTTACTACTTCTAATTCCCCATAGGACAGTGTATCTATCTCACCGGGTATGTATAACTGAGAGCTAGGACTTAGATCAGGTTTACAACTAACCAGAAGAATAAGCAAAGCAGTATAAGCTGCAATACGGGTATAAATAGTACTCTTAACCATATTGGAAGATCAAAAAAATCGTTTTTTGCTGACAGTCTGTTTAAGTTATTTTTGTAGTAGTATCTATACCAACCTCTATGGTAGAGATTAATCATAAGATTTACTACAGAGAATCCTGTAAAGAATGCAAAGGATGCTATGATAACTCCATTAAGTAAACCAGGAGGGAAGATCCCTACACTAGGTCCCCATATGTTGTATAGAGTAGCACTTATCCATAATACAATAATAAAAGTTAATGGTAGGAGCCATGTTCCCTCCCACTCTTGCAGCCATCTAGTTACTTTTTTAAACATGTTCTTCATTTTATGAAAATTTTAGTAAATGTAAGAAAAATATTTAACTGCATGATATTGAACTAATAGGAGGTGGTTGAGGAGGCATAACTGCCCAGTTTCTGCAGTTAGAAACAGTTCCTGAATATGTCCATAAGCTAATACCAGCATTACTATCTAAGTCAGTAACATTTAGATAATCAATGTCTTGAAT